TCTTCCAATAGTAAAGATTTTGTTGAACAATATCGTTTCATGTCACTAGGAGCAGCGTAAAATGGCAGCACTTCAGAAAACTTGGACTGGTGATCTTACTTGGTCTATAGCAAAACAAATTGGAAATCGTGTAAAACAATCTTCTGCTATGGCATCTGATGAACGTGCCTATGCAGAAGCGATGGCAGAAGATGGTGGAACATCATTAGATGAAGCAGGGATAGGTAGAGGATATTTTTTCAGAAGAGCATTAGGTAGTAGGTTTGGTGGAGATGCAGTTGCTAGGACTAGGGGTAGATTTGAGAAAAACCCACCAAGAGGAAGAGATCCTCGTGGCACTGTTGGATCTAGATTCCGTGGTGGATTTGATTATAGTTCATCTTTTTCTCCAATTAAGAGTAGTCCAATAACTCCTCTGTTGGGTGGTGGCGGTGGTCCTGCTGGATTTTTAGGTGGTGGCGGTGGTATAAACCCTGAGGTAGTACCTAATGATACTGTTCTCGGTAAGATGATTAATATCACACCTACTGCTGGAAGATCAGGTGGTATTGTAGTTCATGACCAGAAATTAGGTAATTTTGTATCAGCAGTTGCAGAATCATTGAGTGCTAGTATGAATTCTATGAATACCAAGGCAGATGGTATTGATGAAGGTATGATATCTGCTAAAGATGGTCTTACTGCTACTCAGAAACAGTTAGAAGAGGTTGGTGGTACTTTAGAGGATAAGTTAGACGCTATTATTGCTGAGATAAGAGGACAGAATTCTCTTCTCAGGAAGCAAGAAGATGAAGAAGAAGTTGCTAAACAGGAAAACAAACTTGAACAACAAGATATAACTGATGCAGAGAAATCTGGTACTGATAGATTTGCTGGTGTTAATGAAAAAGTAGATGATGTTTTAGCAGAAAATCAAGCAGAAGATGCAGCTGAAATAGCATCACAACAACAATTGATGCTACCACCAGCACGAGAGCAGGAAAGAGGTGGATTTAATACTATTCTTCATGGTAAGGAACAGGATCTATTAACTGGTAAGACATTTGATGGTCCAGATACAGGTTATAAGGCTAATACTTCTGGTAATATTGCACCAATAAACAATTTCTTTACTAGAGGACAAACGGGTGCTGCTTCTAAGACGGGAGGCCTTCCAAAATCAGCACCAGTAAAAACTGGTAGAGTACAAAGTCTTGCTAATATTCCTGAGATTAAGAAAGAGACAGATAAGTTAGCAAAGGCTGCTGTATTACCTGTTCAAGCATCAGGTGCTATGACATTAGGTGTCTTAGGACAATCAATGGGACAAATGGATGGTCTTGCTGGTGAGAAGGGTGTTGAGACTGGCATTAAGAAGATTGCAGCACCAATAGCAGGAATGTTTGGTGTTAAGAATTCTATTGCTAATAATGTAGCAGGTGAAGTTGGATCAGCAGCAGATGCAGCTAAGAGATCAGCTTCTACTGCTGCTGGAGATGCAATTAAAGAAGGTCCATTCAAAGGAGTCTTTAATGCTCTTGGTAATACAGTAAATTGGGTTAAGAGTTTATTTACCAATAAATCTGAAGATCAAGCAGAGAAAGGTGGTTACTTTAAATCTACCAGTAACATGGTATCAATAAATGCAGAGAAGGGTGCTGTTATTAATGGTCCTAAGACTGGATATCCTGTGAATATAGGTGGTAATGTTATTAATGCACATGGGAAAGAGCATGTTCAAAAGGTTAGTCAAGGTATTCAGATTACACCATTAGATAATTTTGCAACAGATGGTATACAGGGTAATGAAGTTACTCCTGGTGGAGATCTAAATTTATCTTCTAAACGGTCATTTGAGCGTGGTGGTGATTTAAACATTAGTAATTCTAGACGTGTTCAACAGGCAGCAATGAATGCACCATCTTCTAATAAGACTGATATAGTACAGTTAAACTCTAAAGAAAGAGAGTTCAATCGTATGCTTACAAAGGTTACTAAGATGGATCCTGTGGTAATAAATAGTACGAATTCAAAGACTGATCCACCACCTCAAGAATTAGAACACATTGCAAATAGAGGTGATTGTGCTCTAGATATGATATATCCTCCCTTAGTATAAGTATGGCAGAAACAGAAAAGTTATATGCATCTTCTTGTGAATGTAAGCAGATTGCATTGTATAAAACAGGGGAAGAGAGTAAACCTTATGTAAACCTTATTGGTATGGCAGTGACCATTCAATACCATGAGGATATTTTTTGGCCATCATATGGTGCTACCATGACGGTAGTAGATAACCAAGAGAATATTATTTCTACTATGCCCATTCAGGGATTTGAAAAGGTTGTCATGGAATTTGAAGATGTTCTTGGTGAGCAGTATAGTTATACTTTTCGTGTGTGGTCAATTTCAAATAGGGTTGCTAGAGAAAGAAGAAACACTTATACATTAGGTTTGATATCAGAAGAAGGATTAAGAAATGAAGGTATTCGTATCAATACTATTGTTGAAGGTAATACTTCTACAAAAGTTAAACAACTGTTATCAGATTATTTGAAGGTTCCTGCTGGAAAGATTGATGCAGAAAAATCTGCTACAAGTATAAAGATTTTACCAACTAAAAAGACTCCTTTCACATTGATTAGATCTTTACAATCAAAGACAGTTTCAGAGAGAACAGGAAAGATAGGTGCTGCTCAAAATCCTCCTGATAAAGTTGAAGTACGATACGGTAGATATGGAACAGGAATATCAAAAACAGTAACAAAGACTGATGTTGATCCAGCAATAGCAGACAAGGCATCTGGTACTGCTGGTTATTTGTTTTTCCAGACTAGAAAGGGACATGTCTTTAGATCAATTGATAGTTTAGCTTCATCTGATAAGGAATTTGATGGCAAGCCTCCAGTTAATTTAGAAGATCCCTTTTTTATGTCTGCTGGAAAATCTGCTGAAGGTGATGAATCTAGAAAAAGGATACAAGAGATAGCATTTGGAAGGGAATTAAATTTAATGAAGAAGTTGAGAGAGGGTGCTTACTCATCTCTATGTTGCTTTTTCAACATAAATACTGGAGAGTATGATGAGCAAGTATTCTCCCTAAAAGATATGTGGAGTAATATGTCCCATATGGGAAGCAGTCCTTTCCCTGAAGGTCAGAAGCAATTGTCAGATTACCCAACAAGGGTTATGTCAACCATTGTAAATCATGAGAATTGGTATATGGGGTCTAAAGTTGCCTCAAATGAAGATAAACATGGTGGTAGTGGGGATAATAGTTATCCAGACTGGCAAAAGCATTTCCTTGCTCAGGGTATATCAAGAATAGGTATATTGTTTAATCAAGAACTTAATATCTCTCTTACAGGACATCTTGAATTATGTGCAGGTGATAAAGTTGAGGTTAGAATACCTAACCAAATGCCAGATGACGAGAAGAGACCTGTGTGGGATCCTGAACATAGTGGCACATATTTGATCAAAAACCTTAATCATCAGTTCAATATACCTAGTCAAAGTGTATATACTGTGTTAGAGTTGATTAGAGATTCCCAAGGAATCAAAGACCAAGAATCAAAAGTCAAATGAGGTAACATATGGAAAGCATAGAAGCACATATCAAAAAGGATAAAGAAATCCTTGATGATCCGACAATTAATGCTGCTGCTCGCAGACATTATAAAGAAGAGCTTCATGAACTAGAAGTTTATGAAGAGCATCATCATGAGGAGATAGTAGCAGGAGATCATCATGATCCTAATGCTATTGAACTATTCTGTGAGATGCACCCAGACGAACCAGAATGTTTAGTGTATGACGATTAATTATGGATGAAGCATTATCACGGTTAATGCCTATTCATCGTATAGGAAATGATGGATTTCCTTGGTGGATTGGTCAAGTAGAAGGCACTGTAGATGACGATAAAAACAATAAAGGTGGATATCGTTATAAAGTGAGAATTGTAGGAGATCATCCTGGTAGTAAGGATCTTCTTCCTACTGCTGCTTTGCCATGGGCAACCGTGATGATGCCAGTTAATGTGCCTTTTA